AACAATCTGACATAGATTCTTTTATTCTATGTTCTTTAAGCTCTCCTGCTATAAACATACAGAGAGCAACCACACTACTAATGACCGTTTCCATTAGCAAACTCCCGTTGTTTGTCTTTTAATTTTTCTATATCTTTTTGAGCCTTATCTAACTGCTTCATTAAAAATTCTATATTAACTTTATTAGTCATATTCATCTCTTGAGTCTGTTGCATTTTTTCTACTTGTTTATATAGATCTTCGATAAGCATGAACTGCTCAGAATCAGCGGGCAACGAACCCATTAAACCTCTTGGCCATTTTATTCTAAACTCTGTGTTATCTTCAACATCTGCTTCCATTAATTGTAATCGAGTATGATGTTGGTTTTGTGTTTCAATCAAACCAAAATAAGCCCAGGTGCCGATTGCGACAAGACCGATCAAACTGGCAACCGTCTTCATAGGCATCTGCACGGAAGCCTCCTCAGAGATAGTGAGTGGTTTCTTTATTGACATGAAAGGCACTCATCTGAACCAGAATCTAATTCAGCTAAGGCCTCCTCTTTACAATCCTGACTACAAAATTGATCTAATTCATCTTTTGGTTGAAACTCTTTTTCACACTGTTTACAATTTTTCATTATCAAAATCCTTAAATAACCACTCGACGTATTTTTTCCATAACTTTTTTAGATATTTCATTTTCTACCTCTTTTTTTTCTTAGAAGTTTTATTCTAAAGTGCCATAACCAAGATGTAAACTTGACAGTATAAGTTTCTATAAAAGAAAAAAACTTATCAATACTAGCAAAAAAAGTATACAACCATTTATCTATCATGTGCTTGCAACTTTACCTTTATTTACACCTTCTTTAATTACATACTTTTGTGTTCCGTTTGCACCTGTCTCAACTTCTTTTTTTAAATTTTTGAATAATATTTTTTCTTTTTCTGTTTTATCTTTTTGTTTTAAAAAAGATTCAATTGTTTTACTATCTCTCATAACTACTCCTCTATTTTTTCTTCCATTTGGTAGAACATTTTATCACTATCTTCTGTAACCATGCTAGTATCTTCTGCATCCCAGTATGTAGTTTGTACTTTATAGTCAGGCCAGCTGTTATCAGTAGTGTAGCTATTAACATGCCACAGAATGCGATTGTTAGGCTGAGCAGCAAAATTGCCGTTAGTAAGTTCCAATATATGTGCACACTTATGTTCTTGAGGAATTTCAGAATGTTCGGTATCCAAAATATTAGTCTCTGGATGAGCCCAATCAACTGTGAATAAATATTTGCCATGATAAAATTTTTTATCTAGTCCTAAATATTTACCGTTTATACCATCCAACCAATCAAAGCAATGCACGCTAGGCCAATAACTAAAACAATTCCACAATTCCAATTCGTGCGTCTGCATATCCGGCACATCGGCTCGGTCATACGATTTTTGGAAAAACGCTGAGATAGGCAAACGCCAATAGCACGCACCATTAGGAAGCATGATGTTAAATAAAATTGCAAGCCCTGATATTGATGTGAGACCAAAGATAACACAGTCTTCGCTTTCTCCATGATGTTCTTTAAGGTCATAAAGATACTCCTTTCTGATCTTACAATAGATCGGTGGTATGTTTGCATTGAGATAGGCCATTTAACATTTCCACCTTCTCCTTGCAGCGCAAATTCTTTTATCTGGAGTTTTGCTACAATTTACATTATGCATTCTCATTTGTCCTGCAGATCTTGCACAATAAGATTTTCTTCTTTTTGCTGCTTTACTTCCTTTTTTAACTTTACCTGTTACTGCTGTTTTAAGTTTAGATCCAGGATTCATTCTTCGATAAGCTGCCACACCTGCACGAGTCATTCCCGCTCCACTTTTAGTAGAACGATAATTTTTTTTATTTCGCGCAGGCATACCACCTTTTGCAAAGCTGTCTATTTCTAAACCTAGATCAGCATAGTAATCCATAATAACTATCCGTTTTGACCAGTAAGATTAGGTCCTGAATATTTATCTGTTAATAAAGTATAAGCAGTAATATTTTGTTTTGTTTTACAATAAATACCTTGAGGAAATAAAATACCATCCTCTGGAAATGAAAAATTAACTACATCTCCACTAGGCACATCACCAACAAACAAAGTATCACCAGCATTAGAGGTTGTCGTTAATTCTAACAAACCATCCCCACCACCGCTAGAGGCAATTATAATTCCTTTTAATCTAATTGGATTAGGAATTATAGCTGTAGCTCCTGCAGCTGCTGCAGATCTAGTCGCTTGTATATCACTTTTAGCTGCCATGTGTTCTCCTTAGTTGTGGCTCCCGAAGGAGCCACGATTAATTATTGATTACTACGCAGAATAACCGTAAACTTCAAGTAAGAATTTACCTGCAGTATATGTTCCTGTAGTACTTCCTGCTTGAACGAAATATAAATATTTACCAACAGTTGGTAAAGTAATTATGTCGATGTCCCCTGCAGCTACACCACCAGAATTTAATAAAGATGATGCAGTTAAAGTACTGATTGCAGTTGAGTAAACACCTGTTGCTTCATCTGCTTGATAAATATCAATATCAGTATCTCCTGTTGCTGGAGTTTCTAAAGTTAATAGCCTTGCAGAAAACAAAGTTCCGTTGTTTGCCGCTGTAAGTGCAGCAAAATAAGCTGGACTTGAGTTATCGACTCCGATAATATCATTTGTAGTTCCAGATGAAGTTATACCTGTTAAATCAATCATAATAGTTGTTTTAATAATTGATCCAACTTTTTCTAATGAAGTTGCATAAACTCCAGTTGCAGATATACCTGCTCCTGCTGTAGCATTTGTGTTAGCAGTTGCTGAAACAAATCCTGTAGAATCTACAGAAAAGTTAGTTGTAAGGGCACCAGTAGATGAGTTTTTAGTTACTCCTAAAAAACCATTTTCCGATCGGACTGGTCCTGTAAATGTAGTGTTTGCCATAATAGTCTCCTTTGTATAGCGTTCGTTATGTAGTCTCTATACCGTCTGCCTAGTCAGTCTACACAACAAATTAATTGTTCTAGGTGTTTTAATTATACATAAAAAAAGGGGCAGAGTAAACTCCGCCCCTTTTCAATAATACAATTAAGTATTAAAGCTATTATGTTGGTAAGTTTCCGTTACCAAATACACATCTTGGATCAGAGAATCCAAAAGAGTATCTTTCTCTAGCTTTAAATCTAACATTTCCTGTATCGAAATCACCTTCCATAGCAGTTTTAATTGGACTTCTAATGAAGTGTTTAAAACCGTTTGGAGCATCAGTCAAGATGAAGTATGAATCAGTGTCAGTTAAGAAGTTATTAACTCTGTAACCTTCAGGAATCATTCCCATGTTTGCGATAGCATTGATGTCGTTATCAGCTGTGCCAACTCTTTGAGGAGACTTCATTAGTCTTTCAGCAGTAAATTGTAATTCTTTTGGAATTATCATTTTTCTGCCCATAAGAGCTATTTTTAAGCCTCTTTCATCAACGAAACCAGAGATATCGATTAACGATTGCTCTAAAGATGTTTCGTTAAGGTCAGCAGCAGTTGCTAAAACGTTCGAGAAAGTTCCACCAGTTGCAAGTGGGTGATTGTTCGCAATTAATGGAACACCGTCACCGCCATTGAAACCAGTAGCTCTTTGAGCGTTGTTAAGCACTGATGCAGCTTTAACTTGTTTAGTGTTAGACATAGATCTTGCAAGAGCTCTTGTGTATCTTGCAGCTAATCTATCATACAGATTATCTTCAATAGCTTCTTCAGTAATTGAGAATGCTAATGCGATAGTTTCGTGTGAGTATCTAGCAGTGAAAGTTTCAGTTGCTTGATCAAACACTACTCCAGCACCTTCTTGTTTAACTGGTGCAGAAGCGAAACCACTTAACATTACTTCTTCTTCAAAAGCTCTGTCAGATGTTTCAGCTGGGAAAATTTCCGCGTGCTGATTTTCGTATCTGTTATATTCCAGGCCGAATAAAGCATTCAAACCCGGCTCTAGTTCTTTAACTAGTTGTGATCGTGATATTGCCATAGTTTATCTCCTTTATTACGCTATACCTGTACCACTTCTAAAGAAGTGATTGTTGATTCTAACAAGAATGTTTCCGTTAGTCGCTGTAGTGTCAGAGTTATCTGGATCTTGCGAAATATCAATCGCTTGAACTACGAAAGTAGTTGCAGTTCCAGAAGTTCCTTGATCTAATTGCGCTTTCGAAATACCTGTTTGTGTAACTCCAGTAGTATTTGTTATACCGTAGTTTTTAAACAAGCCACTTCTTGCAAATATCCCACTTGAGTCTGCCAAAAATACTGCATCTGGATCGTCAACAACGAAAGCAGTGATATTGCCTTCAGTTGGTGTAACTGAACCAGGGTAGTAGTTTTTGTAAGTAGGCTTCTGAGTTGTTGGGTCGTTATAGAACACCCCGTTGAATACTCCAATAACAGCAGTTTCAGGTGCTCCAGAAGGGTCATACTTTTCAATATTACCGTTAGAAGTTGGTACAACCAAATCTCCTTGGTAAATTGCAGTAGTGTCTCCGGCCTTAACTGTATATCTGTTTTGAGCTCCAACAAGTGGTGTACCGTCTAGTTTTCTGTACGGTCTAAGACCGAACTGTTCCGCTACGTTTGCCATATGTTTTTTCTCCTATTTAAACATTTATTACAATTAAGAGTTCCGATCGTGGGTAGTTATTACTAAAAAATTAGTCTTTACGTCTACCACCAAAGGTAACTCTACTTTGCCTATCAATAT